TCACAGGGTCACCTCCAGGTGGAACGCGCCGGTGTTGAGGCGGTCGTAGAACCGCATGGCCTGATCGAACGCGGGGCGGTCGAGCTTCTTACGGTCGGCCCAGGGCTGGCACCAGCCGCGGTCCTCCAGGATGTTGACGGTCCCCTCGGCGCCCTCGGTAGCGATCGGGAGCCACCACTTGCCGAGGGTGGAGACGACGATGCACTCGCCGTTGTCGGTGGCGACGTAGGCGCGGGCGCCCTTGCCCTCGCGGGTGATGATCTTGTTCAGCACCCCCGCGATCCGGTCAACCTCGCGGGTGATGTGCGCGCCGATGTTCTCTCGGTCCTTGTCGGCGTCGCGCTCGGCCCCTTCGAGGGCGTCGAGGCGCTTCTCGATGCGCGCGAGGAGGGCTCGGTCTTCTTCGCTGAACATGTCGTCTTCACTCTCTGCGGTGGGGTTGTAGAAGTACTTCTCGGGGTTGAGGAACACGCCGTTAAGCCGAAGCTCCTGGTGGAGGTGCACGGGCCAGTTGCCGCCGCTGTTGCCCATCCGAGCGATGTGCTGGCCCTCCGCGACGTTCTCCCCCACGGCGACGTGTACGGCGCTCAGGTGGGCCAGGAGGGACTCGTAGCGGTTGCCGTGGTCGATGAGGACGCGGAGGCCGTAGGTGCCTTGCTTGCCCACGGCGATGACCTTGCCCGCGGCGGGCGCGTTGACCCTGAGGTCCTCTTCCGTCTGGTCGCCGTGGCCGATGTCGGTGCCGAGGTGGGAGGGCACGTTCGAGCCGGGAACGTTCGTCGCTCCGAAGTGGCCTGTGACCCGGCCACGTGCTGCCTTGATGATCTTCACGAGGGCACCTCCGCGGAGTAGAGGGCTGCGACCTCTTGCGGGGTCAGCGCTCGATCCCAGACCCTCAGGCGAGCGATGGAGCCGATGACGTAGTTACCCGGTCCGGCAGTCAGCTCGACGGCACCGACGGTGAAGTCGCACGGGGTCGAGTTGAGGCCCGCCGTGAAGACGTAGGGGTTCTTGGAGTAAGTGTTCCCGAGCCCATCGGTGTAGGTCGGGTAGCGCTCCGCCACACCGTTCAGGTAGGAGATGGCCTGCGCACCGTCGTAGGTGCCCACGTGGAGCTGCCAGGCGCCTCGGGTGAAGCTCTGCTTGCTGGCGGCGTAGTCGCGGGAGAAGGGGTAGCCGGGAGTGGGGCGACCATCCTTCGAGATGTGGAAGTTGCTCTTCTCGTCGCCGCCGTATGTGTTCAGGTCGTAGAAGAGGCCATAGCTGCGGCGGGGGTCGTCGTTGTCCTCCTGCCAGCACCCGCCGACGAAGCCCGCGTTGGTGTCGGTGAGGTTGACCCATGCGGCGACGGTGACGGCGTTGCCGGTCAGCCCGATGTTGAGCCGTCCGACGTTCTCCTTGGCGAGGCGCAGGAAGCTGTTGCCCGAGAAGTTGATCCCGGTGCCGAAGGGGGTCGTGACACGGGTAGCCGTGCCGGGTCCAGCCTGAGAGAGCGGGAGGTCTCCCGCCGTCGAGCGGAACGGCGCTGCGGACTCGGTGAAGTTCCACTGCGCCAGCGGTGCGGGCGGGACGACCTTGGGCGTGATGCCGCCGACCGTCGTCCATCCTCCGGAGGTCCGAATACGGAGGCCCGAGAACTCGCCCGTGTACCCGGCCATCAGGAGATCGTTCCCGGGTAGGCAACCTTGGCGTAGGCCCTGACGGCTGCGACCTCTGAGGGCGTCAGGGAGCGCGGGTAGACGAAGACTGCGGCGATCTTGACGTTGGCGAAGCTGGTGAGTCCACCGTTGGCGGCGAGGCGAAGCTCGATCTGACCGCTCGCTCCTGCGGCACCGCCGAGGGTCACGTCATCCACCCAAATCTGAGACGAAGCGCCATCCGAGACCGCGGTGAAGAGGTGCCATGCGGTATCGACGGTGGCCGTGTGGGAGAGCGTGGTGCCGTTCGTCATCGAAATCTTGGAGGTGCTCGTGCTCGCGATGTTGTTGCTGCCGGACGAGCCACCGACCAGCACCTTGGACGCTGCTGCGGTCACGTAGCGGGCCAGGATGAGCTTCGTGTACGCCTGCGGGACGGTCGCGATTGCGGCGTCCATCCGTCCGTTCGTGCCGTCGAACACGAAAGACTTAAGACCATTCGTGTTCTGGAAGATCACGCCACCAGTGGCGGTGAAGGCGGGTGCACCGGCGACACGGTTGGGCCAGGTCGTCGCGGTCGTGCCGTCGGCGGAGGTGATGTCGACAGCCTCGAAGCGGTGAATGAAGCCGGACGGAATCTCCGGCGTGGGGGCAGAGGTAGGCGTGAGCCAGAGATCACCGTTGATGCGTCCGACGGGATCGACGGTGCCCACCCAGATGACCGGGCCAGCGGTGGCCGGACGAATCATGTTCGCGTTGGAGCCGTGCTCGAAGATCTGCACCGACGCACCAGCGGGGCCAGCAGGGCCAGCGGCACCAGCCGGACCGGCGAGCCCTCGGGGGCCTGCGGGACCCGGAATCTTGGCGACGGCCTTGATGCTCTGGAGGCCCTTGTTCAGGAGCGAAGAGAACTTGCTATCGGGTGCGGCAAGGTCATCCTCTGCGAAGACGTAGGCGCCATCCTCGTCGTAGAATCCGGGCATTAGAGGGTCTCGCCTTCTGCGATTGCGTCGCGGGTAACGACAGTCATCTCATCGGAGTCGAATGAGTAGGAGACTGAAGCCACGACCTTCGTGAGTCGAGTGCCATCGGGAAGGCGCAGATTCACACTATCCCCAGGATAAACCGTGTAGTCCGAAACGGCGGTCAGCCTGACATCCTGACCACGAGTGCGCACGAATCGAAGAAGAGTCGATGCCGCGCCAGGACCCGGGTAAGGCGACTCTCGTTCGAAGACTCTCGGCTTGGTCGGATCGGGAACGGACTTCGCATAGTCGATCCGGGTCTGTGCGTCTCCGTTCGCATCGTCCCAGGAGTACTTGACGATCACCGCGTCACCCCAGGTATTCAGGCGACTCCGGACGTCGGACATCGAGGTCACATTCTCTCGTTCGAAAGAGTGCGTGCGCGGGCCGACGTTCTGCGACTTCAGATGCCAGTAGCCCAGGTGATCGCACCAGAGCTGCTTTCCGGCCGCTTCGACCATCGGCTTCAGGTAGTCCCATGCCGTCACTCCGGCCTCCCAGACCGACGCCTCGGGGTCGACCTTCGGGTAAGGGAGGTCTTCCGAGAGGAGCACCCTGCCAACCGTGTTCTGAAGCACGTAGCTGACAATCGTGCCGAGGAACTCATTCCCGGGTGCGTAGGGCGTCTGTCCCGAGCTGGCGTCCTGCATCAGGAGAGCCTCTTCACCGGCCAGCACGAGGGTCATCTCGTCGCGCTGGTAGTCGGCCTCCGCCTCCATGAGATAAAGGTCGGTGTAGAGGGTCTGGTCCTCGGGAGGGTTCGGTCCGTTCCACCGGTTGATGAGCGACTCGCTGAGCACAGCAATCTGCTTCGAGGGGGCGTAGTCCTGCGACATTCCGGCCAGCCCACGCCCGCGGTACCGGGATGTCAGCACGGCAATGGAGAGCGGCTCACCGCCGTCGAACCGCTTCGTGATCTCGATCCGCACGCGCTGAAGTGTCCGGGGGTCCAGGAGCCGGAGGGTGTCGAAGTCAGGGAGCGGGATGGTGAGGTCAGCCTCCACGAAGGGGACGTTCCGCTCGTCCAGAGTCAGGGAACCGGCGATGATGGGAAGCTCGGCCAGCCGAGTGCCATTCGAGCTGATGAGCGCCGCGCTAACGATGTCCTGCGAGATCATGTGGCGTACACCTCAACGAAATCAGTGGTGAGGATCCAGGCCTTCCGAGACACCGGATCCTGAGCGAGACGGAGTTCTCCCACTGCCCGATAACGAAGGTTCACCACACCGGGCTCATCCACGACGATGCGACCCGGCTGAGTGTGAATCGACATGGCCGTGTCGGCAGACTCCTTGTCGGGGAGGATGTAGGTGAGGGTGCCCCGACGAAGGCCACGCGGGCGGAAGGTGAAGTCCGGCGAGATGCTGCCGAGAAGCTCGTGCACGATGGTCCGAGTGTCGACATTCCACTGGATAGACGAGGCTTCGAGCGCGGCGACATTCGCGCTCATCCCGAGCTGATGAATGAGAGTGGCCATTAGTAGCGCTCCTCCTTGACTCGCATGGTGATTGCCGGTCCGCCGATGCGCTTGGGAATGCCGAAGACGAATCGGTCGTAAGCGCTGGAGTCGACCGTGACTCCGACCGCGGGCCCGGTGATTCGGTCCGGGATCTCCTTCTGAAGCTCGGAGTTGTAGTTCTGTCCGCCCGTGCGACCGAGCGTTCCCCACACCTCCGCGGTCTTCTGCTTCTGCGCCAGCGGCGCCTTCACGTAGGCCTCAATGAGGGGTGCAGCGTCGGCACCCATGGAGACGAGGTAGTTGTAGGCGTCGTCCGAGATCTCACCGTGCAGCGTGCTCATGTTGGAGCGGTAGTTGGCCATGGCCGTCACGCGCTCTTCGAGAGCGGTCGTGTACGCGGCGAGGTCGATGGCACCTGTCTCGGCGTCGCGGTACTTCTCCCAGGACTCCCCGACATCGGCCAGCTCTTCCTGGATCGAGTCGGCGTAGGTCGCCGTGCGCTCGGCCTTGGCCTCCAGCTCGGGACCGCCTGCGGCGATGTAGGCGTCCTCTGCGAGCTGCGCCTCCTGAGCGGCGGTGCGTGCCTTCTTCAGGCCGTCAACGATGAGCTGCGAGTCCTCAGCACGGCTCAGGGCGGCGCCGTAGCTCGTCTCCTTGGTCGTGTCGATGGCGGCGGCTTCGTCCTCCAGCGCGCGCTTGTGGTCCTTCTCCTTCTCGATCAGCTCATCGAGGCCCTCGGTGTTCCCCGCGTAGGCCTGAGCGATCTTGTCGAAGCCGGAGGCGGCGGAGTCGGAGAGCTTGTACAGCTCGGAGAGCGACTCTCCACCCTCGTCGGTGGCGGCTGCCATCTCCTGCAACTTCGACACGAGGTAGTCGAGGCTCGGGCCTCCCTCGTTGCCCACCTCGATCAGCTCGGAGGTCAGGTCTGCGATCTTCTGACGGAAGGCCTCGGAGTCCTCTCCACCCTCCTCCAGCTTCGCGATGACGAAGCCGATACCTGCTGCGGCGGCGACACCAGCGGCAAGACCGGCAGGACCGAAGCCAGCGAAGGCGTTGGCGGCGACCTCCTGGAAGGCGTCTCCGATTGACTGTGCGGATCCGTCGAAGCTGGCGGCGGCTTCCTTGGCCGTCGAGGCTGCCTCGTCGCCAACCTCCTTCAGACCGTCGGACGCATCGTTCGCACCGCGCTTGACTTCATCTCCGAGGCTGGAGCCCGCTGACTTGGACTCGCGCTTGACCTTATCGGCCATGTCGCGGAACGTCGTTTCGAGCTTCTCGACCGCGCGCTCGCTGTCCTTGGTCCCGTCCTTCACGCCGTCGGAGAGTCCGTCCCCGATCTTGCGACCGGTGCGGTCCGCGTCCCTGGCGCTGTCGTCGATGGCGTCGGTCAGCCGGTCGACCGAGCGCTCGGCATCCCGGGTGCCGTCCTGCACACCGTCGGAGAGCCCGTCCCCGATGCCACGGCCTGAGCGGTCCGCGTCGCGGGTGAGGTCGTTGAGGCTGTCGGCGGTGTCGTCGAGCCCTCGGGCTACGTCCTTCACGCCACGCTGGAAGTCTCGCGTGTTGGCGAGGATGTCGATGCTGATGCCCTTGGCCACGAGATCACTTCCCTTCGATTGCGTCGTGGAATGTCTTCACTACGACCTGGACCCACAAGGCGGCGAAGCGCGGAATCATCCGCTGAGCTGCCGGGTACACGGCGTAGCCCTTCCGACGCTGAGGCCGGAGCTGCGCTCTTGTGCGCCGGGTGACCGAGTAGGTCTTCCCCTTCGAGGAGGTCGCCGTGTAGGTGTTCTTGGCCTGACGGTTAGCACCGAACTCGACCGCGGCGTAGGACTCGCTCGGCTTCAGCCCACCGGAGAGAGCACGGCCAACGCTCGCTGAGCTGAGGCGCACGTTCTGGTTGGAGACGGAGAGCCGTGCCGTGTCGACGAGGACTCGGTGTTCGAGCCGGGTCTCCGCCTGCTCGGCCACGGCCTTCTTCCACTCGGGCATGCCAATGGCCTTGGTCGCCTTGCGGATGTTCGCCTGCACTGCCTTCTCGGCGCCTCGGACACCCAGGAGCGCGGCCTGCAACTCCCGGGATCCGAAGACGTCGATCCGGAACACGACTACGGCGTGACGGCGGTGATGGCGGTGGGCTTGCCCTGCACACCGAGCGTGACGCTGGCCGCTGCGGCTGCACCGACCGCGCCACCGATGGGACCGGGGACGAGGATGACGTCGGCCTTGAAGCCCGGTCCGCCGTTGATGGGGATGAACTGGATGTTCTTGACCACACCGTCGTTGTCGAACAGCAGGCGGCTGAGGCTGGTGGCCGCTGCCCAGTCCTGCGCGTAATCGATCGTGACGCTCCAGGTGGTCGTACCGGGCATCGTGTAGGAGGCGTCGGGGGTGCCGCCCTGCCAGGTGACGCTGGAGGTCGCCGGGGTGAAGGTGACGCCCGAGACGCTCTTCTCGAAGTTGTCGGCGGCGACGCGGAGCACGAGGTTCCGGAGCACGAACGGGGTGGCTGCGATGTTGGCCATGGGGATCAGTCCTTCTTGGTGATGATCGAAAGGGAGATGTCGTAGCCCAGGTACTCGCCTGCGCCGACCTTCTGCGCCTCGGTCCAATCGACCCCGTTGAGGGAGTCGAGAGCCGTGGTGAGTTCGAGCACCGAGTCGTCGAGGTCGTCCTCGGCCCGAGTGGTGTCGATGTGCGGGGTGACGATGGTGAGGATGAAGCTCGTCTGGAGCGAGCCGATGGGCGACGCCGGGAGCTTCGAGATCTTGTCCTGCTTCAGGAGCACGGTCGTCTTGGTGATGACGCCCGGGTCCCGCTGCTCGGGGATGATGACCCAGCCCTTGGGCAGGAGCGGCTTCAGAAGGTCGGAGAGCTGCGCACGCACGGTGCTCATGTGACGACCGGCCTTCCTCGGAGCGGGCGGAGGAGCTTCTTGACGGACCAATCCATCGGGAAGACGGTGACCGCGAAGCCCTCTCCACCGATCTGGCTCTGACCGTTCGACTTGACCGACTGCCAGAGCGCCCGTGCCTGGACAAGCTGCGCCTGCCGGTAGCGGATGGGGACCGGTCCGGAGTAGGCGGGAGCGAACTCCTCGCACTGCTCACGAGCGGCCTCGAGAACGGTCCAGAGCTGCACGTCATCGAGGGGCGCGTCGGCCCACTCAGAGGCCCTTGCCGAGGCCAGGGAGTGCCAGCCGGAGAGCTGCTCCACCACGACGGGAACCGGGCTCAGGGAGAGCCTGGGGCCGTTCTGGGACACGAGCACAGGGACGATGCGCCAGACCCCGGGAGAGGTCAGCACGGCCTCCTCGGGCCATTCGAGCGTGATGCTGTCCTGGTCGACGGAGGCGACGAAGCCCGACGTCTGGACGGGCGTGTAAGCCGGGTCCAGGAGGGTGACCTCAGCCCCATCGAAGGGCTCCAGGTCCAGCGGCTCACCGTCCCGCTCAGGAGCGAGCACGAGCACCTCGGCCGGGATGTCATTGACTGTGTAGTGCATCGCGCTCGCTCCTTTCTGGGTCGGTGGTGCGGGGCCGGCTAGGCGTTGTTGGTGACGAGCTGGAGCGCGCCGGGGAGGTCGATCTTGACGCCGATGTAGCCGTGCACGGCCTCGTCGTAGCCACCCTTGGCGAGGTCGACAGCCGAGACGCGGATCGGGGTCGTGCCCAGCTCCAGCGCGGTCGCCGCCTCCTTGGCACCCACGAGCGCCTGACCCGCCGCAAGGCCGGTGTGCGGGACGACCTTGAAGGACTCGATCTGTCCCTCCTCCAGACCCATGGCCTGGCTGAGGAACTTCAGCCCCGCCTGCTCCGGGGTCCAGAGGATCTGCTCGTACACGTCGGGCGCGACGAGGGCGAAGGACGGCGTGGCGTCGGCGGCGATGACACGGAGCGAACCGCGCACGAGCTTGGCGATGCCGGGGTTGACCGTGGCCGGGACGCCCGTGCCGAGGACCGCGGTGGTCGCGCTGGAGAGGATCTGCGCGAGCGCGTAGGCATCGGACTTGATGGCGTAGCTGTCGACCATGGCCCGGGTCAGCGAGGCGATGAACTCCGCGTTCTCCGGGGTGTTGAAGTCGGTGTACTCGCGGGCGATGTCCCACGCTCCGGCGAAGCGCTGAGCGGTGCCGGTGTACGGGGTGACCGTCGGGGTGTTGGTCGGAAGCTCGCTCTTGTTACCCGTCCAGACGCCGACCTCGGGCTTGACGTTCCAACGCCAGCCGGTGAACTTCAGGCCCGTCAGGGTCCCGCTAGACAGCAGGGGAATCACCTTGCGCTGGAAGCCACGACCAGCCCACAGCTCACCGACGAACGCGGGCTGAGCGACCGTGAGTCCGGGAGCACCGGCGCTGTCGTACTTGATATCCGCGAGCGCCGCGAGGAGCGACGGGTCGGTCGAGTCCTTGGCCGCGATGACGGCGGCGAAGAGGGAGTTGGCGTCGATCTTCTCGGCGGGCTTGGGGGCGCCAGCCTGGAGGGTGCTCGGGACAGTGGCAGACACGTCGGTCTCCTCGTTCTCCGGAGCGTCGTCCGGCTTGGGTTCGGTCAGTTCGATGACCTCGGTGATGGTGGTCTTGTCGCCGTCGATGACGGTCTTGCGGGTGCCCTGACGGAGGAAGGTCTTGCCGTCGGCGTCCGTGTACTCGTCCGAGAACTTCTCCTCGGTCGTCACGGGCTCCCCGCCTACGTCTGCCGCCATGAGCGCTGCGCTCGGGAACGCACCCTCGGTGACGAAGGCGGCGCCGAAGAGGACTCCAGAGACGGCCACACCGGCGCGAAGGACGATGTTCTTGACCTCGGCGGAGAGCTTCGAGCGGGAGCCGTCCGCGATCTCTGCGAGGAGCGTGTCGCCCTCCGGGTTCTTGCCCACGGAGAAGCTGGCGACGATGCCGGAGTCGGTCTCGACGGCGGACAGGAACCGACCGACCGGAGACTCGGAGTCGTGCTGCACGTTGGCGTTCAGGACCTCTACGTCCTCGGGGATCGTGATGGCCCCCTTGGCGATGCTGAACTTGCCGAGGTTGGTCGTGCCGACCTCACCGAAGGGCAAGAGGAGACCCGAGACGACACGGGCCTCTGCGTTGGCCTTCAGCGTGCCTGCTTCGATCTTGGCGATGGTCATGGCTAGTCCTCTCGGGGAGTGCCGGTGGAGAGCGTGGAGGCGCTGAACTCGAAGGCCACGTGCGTGCCACGGGGCACTACGTCGTCGAGACTCAGGCGGGCCTCGATGGGCTCGGTCCAGGCGCTGAGGCGGTCTGTGAGCGCGTCCTGCTCGCTCTGCTGAGTCGCATAGGTCAGGGAGGCCTGAGCCTGCGAGGCGTCAATCTGGGAGGCCGGGAGACCAAGGATCCCGGCGATGTCCAGGCGGCTCTCATTGCGTCCGGAGACGAAGAGGTCGGTGGCCTTCTCGCCATGGGTGATGAGCTGAATGGTGGACGGCGTGTAGATGACCGCCTGACCGTCGGGGTTCTGTCGAGCCTTGGCGACGTTCTTGACGTACTCCTCGGCCTCGGGCTGACTCATGCCCTCTTCGCTGAGGTCGTGCACTTCGAGGAGCGGGATGGGAGAGCGCACGCGGCTGCTCCACGTCTGCTCCATGTTTCTAGCGGAGCGGAGAGCGTCGGCATTGTCGGCCAGGAGAGACGAGCCGTCACCCGGGATGAGGATGACGCTCTTGTCGTCCTTGACGATCTCCCCGTGCACGAGGATGTGGCCGTCCTGGTCGGTGGTCCATTCGTCCATCGGGACTCGTACGGCGTCGAGAAGAAGGCCATCCGCTCCGCGCTCGGTCGCCCAGAGGCTCCAGCCGTAGAACAGGATGTCGTCGATGGTCGCCGCCATGCGGTGCCACGGAGAGATGCCAGAAGTTGAATTCGACCGATAGAGCCACGTCGGCTGATTCGCGACGAGAGAGCCATCGGCATTCAGAGCACGGAGCGGACGTCCCGCGATCTTCGAGATGAGGAGCCGACGAGCTGCGGCCACAGCCGGGATGCTCATGGCAAGAGCCCGGGTAACGGGAAGCTCACCGTTGACGGGACCGATCAGCTCGGAGAAGGCGACCTGTTCGAGATGCGAAGCGTCAGCCCACGGAGACAGAAGAGGCTTCGGTGAAGCGACGACAGAGCTGATGCTGTCACGCTTGAATGCCGAAAGAAGTCCCACATGTACAAGTGTGGAGACTTAGGTATGAATCAAGCGGCCTTCTTCTCGAAGAAGCGACGTGCATTCTTTGCCGACTTCGATTCCGGGTGGTGGGCGTTCTCATGAGCACAAGCCTCACGGTGAGCGGCGAACTCATCGATCTTCATGAAGAGCCTCGTGTACTGAGGGCAGTAGGGGCAGTAGACGACGATGGTCTCGGAACTGCGGTCAAGTCGGGCCATGGTCATCCACCTACAACAATCATCTTTCGAGCGGGGCCAGTCGGCATGGTGTCGTACTGGCGAAGAGCCATTGCCGCTGCTTCGAGAGCCGTGATGTCGTTCTCGGGAGAATCACCGCGGGAGAAGGCCCACTTGCCTCGGTCACCGATGTTCCGCTTGCCAGCGACTCGGACGGCGGAATCGAGCACGTCATCTTTGTAGTGGACGAGATTCTTGGTCTCGACCTCCTTGGCCAGGAGAGCTGCGGCGGTGGTGATGTTGTGCATGGTCTGCACGATGAGCTTGGGCTTGGGGCGCATGCGGAGCATGGCCTCCGTCTCGACAGTGATAGGGCCCTGACTATCGACGGCGGTGGCCATCTTCGTCGCCAGGTAGTTCGCCTTGACCGACTGTCCAAGCCAGGCCACGCCGGGGCGGTGCTCACGCACTGCGATGTGCGCCACTCCATTGACCCGCCACGCGATGGCGATAGCCGTGAAGGTCTGGTCCGGATGCACCGCTGCGGCCATGGTGAAGCGCTTGGGGATGTCTGCTTCCTCATCGGTGCCGAGGGTGGTCCAGGTGTCGAAGTCGAGGGCGCCGGATGCCGTGCCGATGTCTCCGAAGATGCTGAGATATTCCTCCTTGAACTGCGAGAGCTTCAGCTTCTCGAAGCGCTCTTCCACGACCTCGATGCGGGTGAGGAAGCCGACACCGGGGTGAGACCTCTCCACGAGAGGACGTGCCTTCTGCCAGCACTTCTCTCCGTCCTCATCCTGGAGATCCGCATCCGTAGTCGTCTCTGGCGCTGCGTACTCCAGGATGCCCGCACGTGCCTTCCCAGCCCGTCCTGAGAGGAGAGCCTCGTAGAGGATCTGTCCCTTCCGGAAAGTGCCCGCGGTGCCTGCCACGATGATCTGTGCATCCGGGCGGGTGTCCATCGTGCTCAGCGCTCCAGCGAGCACGTCGTCACCCATCTCCTCGTCGGCCTCTCCACCCTCATCAAGAATGATGAGGTCGTAGCTCTCGGAACGGAATGCCGCACCGTTCGGAGAGAGGATCTGGAGGATGGAGCCGTTGGTGAAGTCGAGCTTCTCCATGCCGGACCCTCGATAGATTTTCACGGGCGATGACTTGGGATCCGGGTACACGCGCTCTAGCGGCTTCACGAGTCCATCGTTGAACCGGTCCCGAGCCTTCTTGCCGGTCGTGAGCATGACGTAGGCGACCCTGTAGTCGTCGATCATCGAGCACCGCCCCATCGCGAGTGCGAGGAGGCTGGAGGTCTTGGCGGAGCGCCTCGGCTGGAGGATGCCGATGAAGTTGCTGTCCACGTTGTTGCAGACATCCGCCAATCTGAGCTGCTGCGGATAGAGCACATCCATCCCGCGGATGGTGCCCACACCGGTCAGGCGTGCTCCCTCTTCGAACTGCGCTCGACCCTCGGCTGAATCCGACAGAGCCGACTGATGAAGGGGCGCAATCCCGCTGTCTCGCCACTCTTCCCAGCTCGATCCGGGCCAGTAGATAGAAGTTGTGCTGACGGCGGGCGAGGGTACGGACGATGTGTCAAAAGAAGTTCGAGTTGATGCGAGTTCGAGCGGCATCGTCTACCAATTCCCGTGTCGGATGTGGCTCTTGCGTCGAGCTGCGTTCGTGATGGCTGCGCCTCTCTTGCCACCGTCACTGGTGTTGCACTTGGCGTGCGCTGGTCCCACGTTCGAGAGCACGGGCTTACCACCGTGCTCAGCTCCAACGATGTGGCCGACGTGCCACTTGTCCGAGCGAAGGACTGGCTTGCCACACCCGTTGATGCACAGCCTCGGGAGTGAGGGAGCGATCATGGCCCTCAGCTTGGGGCTGTGCTTCGACCACTGCTGCTGGGTGTGGTGCCTGGACATGAGTGGGTACTACTTGCCCAGTCCGCGCTTGACTCCACTGACTGCGGCTGCGAGGAGAGAGGTCGCTTCCTCGTCCGGCTGCGCGAGCTTGGCACCGTGGGCGAGAGAGGCCTCGATCTGCTTGGGACTCATCTTCAGGTGGATGAGCTTGGCCCCGTGTTCGAGGATGAGATCGATGGCAGCATCTTCGATCTTCTGATTCTTCTCTGCCTCATCGTGGATGTTGAGTGCAGTGAAGAGAAGGCGGTTGGCGCGGGCATTCGCGGCAGTAGCGGCGAGCTGTGAGAGACGAGGAGAAGACATGCCTGAAGCTTAACAGGAGAAGGACCCTTATACCATTCCTAGTACAAGGGCCCTGCATTTCTACTTTTATGCCGAGAGAGTGACCTGACTACGCTCTCGTGCTAGCTGCTCGCCAAGCTGCTTGTGCAGCATCTCCATCTTGGACAAGCATTCGAAGAGCTGAAGCTCACGACGGAGTGCAGCATCCTCGTCCTTGGTCACCTGATCCAGGTACATCATGTAGCGACGGTGCACCTCATCCAGCCTGAAGATCAGGCGGAAGGAGTACGGCGCGGTCATGGTCTCAGTCTAGTCGAGAGAGCCGTAGAGGAACTCGGACATGTCCTCTTCGTCGAAGTCCGACACGTTGTCGTCGGGCAGGTAGCCGCGCTTCATCTTCTCGGCTTCGATCTTTTCCTCGGGAGTCGGAATGTTCAGCGCCGCGTACAGCTCAGGGATGCTCTTGGCACTGGACTGAGTGGCCTTCTGCTGGCGCAGGGCATCGAACTCAGACTTGTGCTGCTCGTTGGTCTTCCCGCCCGTTACAGGGGCACCTGCGGGCTGTGCGTCCAGCCTGGCCTGGTACTTCTTGATGGCCTGGTTCGCCTTCTCGATGTCCAGGTCGGCACCGCTGAGGGGAGTGGACACCTTCAGCTTCTTCTCCTGAGCACGGAGCGTAGTCATCTGCGCGGGAGTGGCGACGAGGCGACGAGCCTTGCGAGTAGCCATGTGCTTGTCGATGGACTTCGCCACACTGCCGGGAGCCTTGCGCTCCTGAGTGTTGGCGTGCTCCTTGAAGGCACTGATGGCCTCGTCCGTGTTCGGGATGAACCCGAGCTGCACGACGAGATCGGACACGAGCTGCACCTGAGCGGGTGAGGCAAGACGAGGCATGGTGAGAAGACTTTCGTGAGTGTGAGAAGACGGGCACAGAGGTGGCCCACTAGAACTTTCTAGAAGCTCTCCCGCCCTGAGGCGGTCGTACTAGAACTTCTAGAACAGAGAGCCCTGGGGCTCGCTAGAACTACTAGAAGGATCATATCCACCTGGTCAAGACCCATACAAGGCATGAGTGCTGATGAGGAGTGCTTCTCAGGGCTCTTTCCCAGAGAGGAGTTGTCATATGTCAACCGCTTATGTCCAAGATTCTTCTTTTCGCCCTCGAATCTTGTTCTGAGGCATGAAGAAGGCCCCCGGTGCTGAAGGAGAACAGCTTCCGGGGGCCTTGTGGTCTTCTCACGGACTCGGGTCCATTGTATCAAGCTCTGTACCGAGAGGGAAGGGTGTCACTAGCACATACACCCTTCACGAGGAGAGCGACTCCAGCACCCGCTGTGCCTCCTCGGTGATGACGGGCGTGCCGTGCTCGGGGTCCTGGTCGAAGCGAGTGCGACGCCAGAGGACCATGACTGTGCTCGGGTCGAAGCCCCGCCGCCCCTGCGGTGCGGGCAGGATCCTCACGAAGACGAGTGCGGCGATGATGGCACGCTGCACATCTAGTGGTGCCGTCAGGAAGGCTTCGGCTGGGCTCTGCGTGCCGAGGATGCTGCGGAGGGTGTCATCCTCCAGAAGAGCTGCTCGACGCCTCTCGGCGTCTTCGAGCTTAGCCGTGACCTTGGCGCTGGCAACGCCGTACCTGCGCCCGTCGATGGTGCCCGAGTCGTAGTCGTCCTCGATGGTTGCGAGACGTCCTCGGAGGGCCTCGACCTCAGCATCCAGGCCACGTGCTGCATGGTCATCGGTGGTGACGAAGAGAGAGGCTGCGTCTGGCTGGCTGAGACGCTCGGAGATGATGTTTCGGACGTGCTGGTCGATGGGGGCCATGGAGCGAGTGATGTGCCCGCCGAGACGGCACCAGTACCTCGGCCCGTTGCTCTGAAGAGGCCGCTTGCACTCACCACAGATGAACAGTCCTGAGCCGAGGTGCTTACGTGCGGTGCCCTCGCGGTTGAGCTTGCGGCGGGGGTCCTCCAGGCGGCGCTGTGCCGCGTCGAAGGCTGCCTCCGAGACGAGGGGAGTCCAGGTCCCCTTCTGCCCCGTACGGGCGCCCCGGTAGACGACGTGGCCCGCATAGGCGGCATTCGTCAGGATGGTCCGCACCGAGCTGCTGTGCCAGGTCGAGCTGCTGTGCCGAGGAGAGACGCCCTCGGCGGTGAGCGCGTCCGCGATTCCCTTGATGGAGTCGCCCGAGTTGAAGGAGGAGAAGATCCTGCGCACGACGGTGGCCTCCTCCTCGATGACCTCACCGCGGGTGCTGTAGCCGGTCAGCCGAACACCGCGGGGCAGCTTCCCCTGCTCGGATCGCTGGAGGCTCGCGCGAGTCTGGCGGGCGCTGGTGCGCTCGATCTCGCCTCGGGCCACTGCCGCCTTGACTCGGGCGTACATGCGCCCTCCGTCGGTAGAGAGGTCGGCTTCGCCGTTGCTCGTGACGATGAGGAGCCCGCGCTCCTCGGCTGCGTCGATCCAGTCTTCGAGCTGCCTCGGCTGTCGGGTGAGGCGGTCGAGGTCCCAGACGATCAACGCGTCGAAGCGCCCTGCTTCGAAGTCCTGCACCATGCGGTCGTACTCGGGGCGCCGGACAGTGCGCTTCGATGCCGAGATGCTGTTGTCGATGTAGGTCTCGACGATGGTCCACTTTCGTGCTGCTGCGATCCTCTCGCCATCCTCGCGCTGGCGCTGCACACCGAGACCCTCACCGGTCTGGTCGAGGCTGATGCGGAGGTACAGGGCGGCGCGGGTCATGGGCCAAGTGTTGCATGACGACGTACCGAAGTGGAGTTCCGCTTCAACGTGTAGTCGGGCTCCGGCTCGTCGAACCGCTTTCGGCTCGCAGAATCCGAGGATTCTTGCGAGCCGGAGCTGTATCCACGAGCCGGAGTGTGGGCGCGGCGACGGCATCCGCAGCGGGCTGCTGAGTGCGGCGTGGTATCACGCTGGTATCATCGACGCATGGCGATGACACTGAGGCTGACCGACGAGCAGGAGCGCGCCCTCGCGGCTCTCGCCGACTCGCAGGGCATCAGCAAGCAGGAGGCGACGGTGCGCGCGATCCTCGAGGCGGCGGATCGCCGAGTGCAGCGGGCAGATGTCGCCGAGCTCTCGTCCCGCGGGCGCGAGCGGTACGCGGCGCTGCTCGACCGGCTCGCCCAGTAGTGCGCTACCTCGGACTCGAGGATCTGCTCGCGATCGCCGAGGACCTCGGAGTAGCGTCGGTGCGCGATCTCGGACTCCTCGACTCCGCCGCTCACCGACCGCAGTCCTCGCTCTACGGCCGCGAGGCCTACCCGGGCATCCATCTGAAGGCAGCGGTACTCCTCGAGTCGATCGTCCGCAACCATCCGCTGGTCGACGGGAACAAGCGGCTCGGCTGGCTCTCGGCCGTGGTCTTCCTCGGGCTGAACGGGCTCGATCTCGACGCGCCGGACGATGAGGCGTACGACCTCGTGATCGGCGTCGCCACTGGAGCGGTGCCCGCGGAGGAGAGCGCCGGGAAGCTCGGCAGCTGGACGCATGCGCTCGGCTGATCGCCGGATCCGGACGCGTGAGCTCACTCGGTGCAACGTGATCTCACTCGGTGCAGAACGTCGGCGAGGATGAAGCTCGACTGGGCGACCAGGAGGTGCGTGCCGACGACGATCGAGGCGACCAGTCGGCGGGTCGCGCGGGCGTCCTCCGCCGACATCAGCACGACGATGCCGTGGCGCTCGGCATGCTCGAGGAGACCGGGGGACAGAGTCGGGGCTGAACCGGCTCGCTCGTCTCGGCATCGAGGCCGTCGGCCCGACCGAACCTGCGGCCGGGCATCGTTGCCCTCACGACGTGGTCGTGACCTCGTGCAGCGAGCCGCCCGTCCGGCGCCAACGGAGGCCGTGGGCGTCGCGGAAGGACATCTCGGTGACGGTCCAGCCCGGGTTGTTCATGATGGGGACGGCCTCCTCCGATCGGGCGGTCCGCTCGACGGGCAGGGTCCAGGGGTATGTGGTGTCGCCGAAGACGACGTAGTCGCCGGGAGGCAGGATCGCGAGTCGGAGCGGAGCCAACCGCTGAGGCTCGTGCGACTTGCGCGGTGCGTAGGTGCTGTTCACCTCGACCTCGAACACCGGGGCGTCCGAGCTGTTGTGCAGGAGCAGTCCGCGGCGCTGTCGCTCGTCCTCCGCGGACCTGCCGACGCACCAGGCGGCGATCCCGGATGCCTGCTCGCGCTTCGCCCGCTCCGCCGAGACCGCATCGCGGTCCGTCTCGACGCGATGGAGTCGGCGGGAGACGACGACCGCCCAGACGGCTGCGCCGAGGGCTCCGATCGTCGCGAGAGCCGAGATCCAGTCGGTCGCCTCTGATCCGTCCAC